TTGATTGATAATTTTGAATTGTTAAAACTCTTAAACAATCTGAAGGTAAGGTATATTGTTTTGCAAAACCCCATGCAGGTGTAGCAGTATCTGCAGCTAAAGCTTGTCTTTTAATTGCTGCGTTCCATGGATGCGCTCTTAATACACTATCTTTAACGGTTTCATATCTTGCATTACACAATCTACCGTTTTTTGAATTTTCTGTTAGAGATAAAATAGTTGAAGCACCTAATTGATTGAGTGCTGAATTACAAATTTCTACTACACTAGCCATCTTTTTTATTCTCCTTAATTATATACTTCCTTCTAATCTTTCTATCATTTTCTAATGCAAAATGCTCATGTTCAGTTCGTTCAAGTTTTGCATCAAAACCATAATGTATTTTAGCAGTATTTTTAAATCTATCTACTAAAACATACCTGTAAACATAATTGTTTTTCTTAAAATGTAATACAGGTTTTAAATCTTTTATTGTCTTCATAAAGTAGTAGGGGGATTGCTCCCCCCACTAAACTAATGATTACTCGTTACATCTAATCTCAACTACTTTGTCTTCTTCCATTCTAGTAGCACCAATTGCCATAGAGTAGTAAACTTGAGTAGCATAAGATTTATCGTTTCTTTCGTCTATTCTAGCTTTAACGTCAGAACCAATAGCAAGTTTAATTGCATCTTCAGTAAATGCAAATACTTCTCTATCGTCTGTATTTGTTGCGTTAAGGTTTAGTCTTGTAGACATGATAAACTCAAATCCCATAAACGAATTAATATCACCTTGAGCAAGAGCTTTAACTGTATTGAAGTCAGAGCTTTTTACTTCTGTAGTGTTTAATAAGTCTTGGATTTGTTTTGGACCACAAACTACAAATCTTTTTAAAGAAGGGTCAACATCATTATTGTCTAAGATGTATTTCGCTTCTAAAAGTTTTGCAACTGTTAATCCATCAGTTTGATCTGCAGTAGCACCAATTTTTTGTCCTGCTGGTAGAGCTGTAGTAGTTCCACCTGCAACACCTGTTGCTGCATCTGCGTTTAAAGCAGTAATGATAACATCATCCATACTTCTACCCATAGCAGCAGCCGCAGCTTTTGCATAAGATGAAGTTGGGTCAATTAACATTCTTACTTTGTCTAGGTCGTCTATCAAGTCAGCCCATTCGTAATCCGCAAGTGAAACCCGTCTTCTAGAGTGTGGGGTATCTACTTGGGGTGTAGAGCCGTGTCTTGTTGTTCTTAATTGAGCAGCTGTAGCACCGATTTGATCGAAGAAACCATTTTTTCCTCTGATCGTTTCGACATCAACAGCACCTCTTAACTTACTCCCCATTTGTTGAGCAAGCATAGTAACATTTGAAGAATATTGTTCTACAAATGCTGTAGTTATTTGAGTTGACATAATTTATGTCTCCTTTTTAGTGTTGTGTTAATGTTAAAATAATCGGTTGATTGTCCTTACGGGTCGTCCTAGATTTTTAACCTCTCGGTCTTTTGTCTTCCCAAAATGCCAAACGGGTCTTTCGATTATCCGTTATACTTAATTTACTACTGTGAATTTAATTTCAAAGCAAGTAAATCTTGTACTTCTTGAACAGCCGCTGCATGACCTGGGTGGTTTTTAGACCAGTAAGCAGAACCAGGTTGTTGTAATTCTCTGATTTGCTTATCTACTTCCGCAGGGGTCATGTATTGTGGACCATTAGCTTGAACCAGTTTATCTTCACCTAATTCACTAGCTATATTAGCAAAAGCTTTTATAAACTCTGGATGGTCTCCAATTCTGGTTCCGTCCGATAAAGTTAAATTAGTTATTTCGCTATCTAGATATTTACTAGCAACGGTTCCAGCTTGCTGTAATTTGTTATCGTATGCAGCACCCCACTCTTTTTTTAAAGTTTGTTCTGCGTTCATACGTCCTTGTTCTGATTTTGAATTAATATCTTGGATATAATTTTGTGTCATATCATTATAAAAATTCATAATTCCTTCAGCTTGCTTAGGTAATAATCCATGTTTATGAGCTGCTTCTTTAAAACCTTTTAAAGCATTTTCATCAATCGCTGAATTATCATCAAACTTAAATTCATAAGCATCTGGACTTTCGGGTCTACCAAGCTTACTGTAAACTGCTTGCCAATCCTCATCCGTTGCATATTTATTTGGAACAGGAATTTTATCTGAACCAATCATCTTTTGTGCATGGACATAAGATTTAACTAAGCCTGGAATATCTTGAATACTCTCTAAAGCTTTTTCACCTTTTAAATCATCTGGTAAACTATCTTTCCAGTTTTCAATTTGTTTATCAATAGGTGGTGTATTGTTTAACTCTGTAACTGTATTATCAGACGGTTGTTCCGCTACCTGGTTTTCGCTACTCATGGTTTTCTCCTTTAGGGTTTTTGTTTATGATTGATTTAATGAAAAGAACTACTTGTCTTTGTCCTTCTCTGTATGATGTTTCATGCGGGTCATTAGAAAATGATGTGTGATGCACGTTACATCTTTTTTCTAAATCAGATAAAACAGTTTGACCATCCTCTGATTTAAAAACTCTTTGGTATGTTTTGGTTAATTCAATTATATCTTTATTCTTCACCTAATACCTTCGCTAACGGTGCAGCTTTATTAGCAATTTCGGCAGCTTGCATTTCTTGTTGAGCTTGTTGTTGCTGCATCATTTGTTGTTCTTTTTCAGCTCTAATTTTTTGAACTTGACCTTTTGATTTTAAAATCTTGGCAGGTATACCTAAAACATCTTTAATATAATTAACAATATTATCAGTATCTAAATAATCAAATACAGGTGCAACATTTTGTAATGAACCCATAATCTCAATACCTCTCATCAATGCTTGTAGCTCACCAGTTTTCTGAGCTTTAGCAAGTGGTGATACGTATTCTATTTCTATATTTTGCTCACCAATAAATTCTGGTATTTCTTTAAACTTATTATTTCTAAGTAATATATTAAAACATCTTGTTATTAATGGCTGTAATAATTCTGATTGTAGTCTACCAAGCACGGGACCTAGTATTCTCATTTTTTCTTCGTTTCTTTGGATAACCTCAGTTGCGGTCATTTGTGGTCCTTGCACGGATAGCAATTGGTCTACAAAAAAGTTTTGTCTAATTGCATCCCTTCTTTGTTCTTCCATTTGAATACCTACAGGATTGTTCGCACCAATGTTTAGTGGTTCAATTCTTTCTCTGGTTCCTGCTCTATAATAATTTAATCCTCCAGGCACCGTTCGAATTGGCATCATAAAGCCATCATCTGGAACCATAAGCGGTGGGTCGATTTGTTTTTGCGCAGCTTTGATAGAAGTTTTAGACATTAAGTTTAACATTTTAACGTCTGGCAACGCGTTCATTGCAGGACTTCTACCGTATGTTTCATTCGATGATTTTAAATATCTAGGAACTGCATACGGAAATTCTTTGAAACCTTTTTCAGATAATAAAAAACCAGAGTCTTCGTGAACATAACAAGAAACATATTTATTATTTCCATATTCTGTTGAAGGGTACACACTATGAATAATGTTTACATTATCATGTGGTGCATTGTTAATTTTTTTAGCAAGCTCTGGTGGAAGCTCTGCTTTTGGAAAAGCATTGTAAATGTTTTTAGCTTTCATTTTAAATTTACGCGTTAAGCTATCAACATTACCTTTGTCATCTTCGGTTATAAAAATTTCTGAAATGTGAATATTTTTAAATCTAATTTCATTTTCATCATCTTCTGAAATAAATAGAGCTGCAGTACCAAATGCAATTAAGTCATGGTACAATTCAAATATTTCTTGTTGGAAATTACTTCTATTAAAAGCTTGGTTTAATACTCTGGTACAATCTTCTAACCATTCAATTGCTTCATCTTCCTGGTTCAAATCATCATTTTTATATTTTAAATAAAACCATGGTGAAACGGTATTGGTTAACATTCCATGTAATGATGCAGCTAATAATTCTAAAGCATGTGTTGCAGTACCATCAAAAATAAGCTCATGTCTTTTATCACCCTTACTTCTGTTTTTAGTAATATCTGCTTTTCTAGGTAACATGTAATCAGCAACATCTTGCCAATGACTTTCCCAATTTTGTCTTTCAGTTCTAAGAGAAGCATATCTCTCTAATATCATTTTAGCTTTTGGTGCTATTTTCATATGTTAACCTAATAAAGTTTTTTTCTTTGTTTTAATACTATTATCTAAACCCATTGCTGTGTTTAAGATACTATAACTTTTACCTTTTCTTTTTGCCTTTAACATTTGGCTTGGTTCTTTTTTTTCAGTTGTAGTTTTTGTTTTTGGTTTTTCATATACTTTAGGAGCTACTTCTACAAAACCCATTTCTTTTGCTTTTTTTTGTCTAAAAGATGGAGAGTAAAGAAAGTGGAAAGCTTCAGCTCCTGTTTTTAATCCTGTTTTTTTTTGTACATCTTCAGGTAAAAAATCATAAAAACTTTTCTTTGCCATAACTATCCTAACAAAGTTTTCTTAGTTGTTTCTACTTTTGCTAAATCGCCTTTAGCAGATGTTGAAATTGAATATCGTCTACCTTTTCGTTTAGCAAGCAACATGTTTGATGCCTTTTTTTCTTTTTCGTTTTCAGTTTTTGTTTCAGTTTTTTTTTCTGCAGGTTTAGGAGATACAGGTTTAGCAGACACAGGTTTAGCAGACACAGGTTTAGGAGGTACAGCTTTTACAATACCTTTGTCTTTTGCTAAACTAACAACTTTTGAAAATCCACCCATAACTTATCCCAACAAAGTTTTCGTAGCAATTGTTGTGCCACCTAATTGCTCGTTGTCTGTCAATATAGTTGCACGTCTACCTTTTCTTTTTGTTTTAATAGCATCACTCATTTGTTGAGCATCTGCAGCTTGCGATGCAGTTGTTTCAACCACAGTTGGTTTTGGTGGTTGGGGTTTAGCAACTGGTGCAGGTCTAGGTGTAGGTTTAGGTACAGGTCTAGGTGCAGGTTTTGGTTTTGGTTTTGGTCTTATTGGTTTTGGTACAAATCCTCCCATAATATTATCCTCCTAATAAAGTTTTCTTTTCTGAACTATCATCTTCTTCTAAACCTTTATAAGTAGTTAGTATAGTAGATGATCTTCCTTTACGTTTTCTTCTTAAAACATCTTGTTTAGCTTTTGCTTCAGTTTCTCTTTCCTTGTCTTCAAACTTTGGTTCTACAGTAACCTTTTCTGCTACTGGTGCAGGCGGTGGTGGTGGTGGTGGTAACGCAGGCATTTTTGGTGTTAAAAAACTCATAATTTAATCCTTATAAAATTTTATAATCTGATATTGCATTAGGAAATCTTTTACTAATATTTTCTTGATTTGGCAACTCATCAATT